CCTGCATACAGCAAAAAAAATCCCCATTAATAAAAATAGGGATATTCTGCTCAAGGCAATAGTCAAGATGTCTCTTTAACATTTCACGATCACACTTAGGATTATCCCAGTGAATATCTGAAAGTAAAGCTACCCGATTCTCTTCTGTTTTTAGTGAAAGAGAATGCACATTACGTGCTATTTTTATAAGTTCCATTAAGGAATAGTTTGGTACACTGTTTTGCCTCCAGACCGAACGGCCTTCAGCTTTTGCTTTCTATTGCCTGTTTTAACGTAGCTAACATGAACCCAATCAGGATTAGCATCAGTCCCAAATTCCCAAATCAGCTGATCAAAGTCTAGTCTGTCCTTGATGAAATCAAAGACCATTTTGTTAGTCACTCCGCCCTTGCTTGCATCCATGTCGATGTCAATCGCTTGGCCTTTGCAATGCTGGCTAGATGAACTCCCCTTAATCAGCTTGTTCAAAGCCTCTGACCTGTACCCTGACGAGATAAAAATAGGCTCCTTGAAATGCAAACGAATAGGCTCGAATACCTTTTCTGCTAATAGCTTAAAGTTCTCCAAATGCTCAGGAGTTGGCGTGTTGTCAATGCCGTGACGCTTTGCAGAATCGCTTCGTGTAACTTCTGCTAGGTTTAGGTGTGTGCTAATTTTCATTCTTAGATTTTTTATCTTCTGAGGTTGCGTATTTAATACCCATGATTGTGCCTACAATAGAAAACGCATTGGTAAGCAGTACTGAAAACATATTGCTCCAAGTTGAGCCAATAATTTGCGTGTCTTTATTAGAAAGAATTGCAAAGGAATACATTATTGTTGTAATAAATCCTACAGACATAATTACAAACAAGGCAGACTTTACAATTACCTTAATTAATTCGTTTTGGCTTTTCTTTATTGTTGCATCCAAGTCATTAAGGGCAGCATCCTTTTCAATTTCAATTGCTGATCTTAGCTTGTTTGAATTCTCTAATTCAGCCTTGACTTTATTTGAAAGTTCTTCAATAGTATTTTTACTTTTAATAGTTTGGCTAATATCAGTAGCGATCTTCATAATCTTGGTTATTTCACCAACCTCATTAAAGATAGGATTATAAGTAGCCTGCAAGTAGATTGGACTGCCATCTATTTTTCGCCTTTCAAATTCTCCTTCATAGAACTTTCCTTCTCTAAGCGTTTCCCAAAATTTAGTGTAATCGTCAGACTTTGAATATTCGTAGCTTACAAAAATAGAATGGTGTTTTCCGATTAGCTTATTATGCTCATCCTCACCCAATCCCATGGCCTTCAAAAAAATAACATTTACTCCAAGGATAAAACCATTAAGGTCAAAGTAAATAATCGCATTGCTGCGATTAATTGCCTCCATACGGCTTAATAGTTCTTCCCTAGATAGGTTTTTCATTCCTTCTTAAATATTTTTTCCGCAGCAGTAATTCCTAATGCAGCAGCAGATAAGGCAGCTACGGAATAAACCAAAGCCTCAGATGGCTCATTTACCGCATCGTGATTTGCGTACAATGTCCAGCACAAGGCTATGGCACTAAATACTCCGACAAATCGCTTGCTAGAAGCCTCACCATTCTCAGACAAGAATCCTTTTAACCATGTAAACAACTGTTTCATCTTCCTTGACCTCTGTATTTTTTAGGCTTGTTTAAACTTTTAGAATATGATTTCTTGGCTTTGCCGTTTCTACGCTTGCCAAATGGAGTTGCCTTAACTACGCTATTTCCTTTTTTCATTTTCTCGCTTGTCGTGAACCGCTTTCTCGTTTTTAATTTTGTAGATCAGATAGACAATTGAAAGCAAAGAGATAATCATGGTAAGAACCACATTTAAGAAATCTATTCCGATGGCTTGAAAAACATTTGCCACAAATGCCACAAGGGTAGATGGTACTCCTATTTCGTCTTTTTGCAATAAATTCATTTTTATCAATCGCTAATCGTTTACCAAAAATAAGTCATTTAATAGGAAATAAAAAAGCGCTATTTCTAGCGCTCTAAATCCTCGGTGGTGGTTTACCATTACTTTTCCTTTAAAGCCTCGTAGAGAGGTCCTAAAACAAGCACAGTAAAGCCTTTAGCCTTTACCTTCTCTTTGATTAGGTCTGCATCGGATTTGCTTACTTCAATCTCTGCCTCGGAGTAGTAGATTTTCTTAGCCAACTCATAAAGACGAATCGGGTCTTCTTTCTCTTCAGCAGCAAACAATGCGTTGCCCACCATTTTAGAAAGGAGCATCTCTTCGCCTTTCTCGTTTTGGATTGCGTTGCCCTCGATGTCAGTTAGGGCGATTGCTAGATTTACATTCATGGTACAAGTGTAAGGTTTAATTTTTCGGCAATATATGCATAGGCTGCATCATTTGTGCCATCCCAAGCAAGATAATCTTCTCCACTTAAAGTCAAACTACCTTCAGCAACAGGAATGCTATACATTATTGGCATTGCCTCTGTTCCCTCGCCTCCAATGAGAAGCTGGTAGTAGAATGTGCAAGAATTAATTAAATTGTCTTGACTTGTAGAGTTTAAAAGAGTAGCCTCTAACTCTTGTCCGTTTTTCCATACTTGTACTGGTTCGATTTTTTTCATTTGTTGTATTGTTTAAATTATTTGTCTAGCTACTAGGTCATAACCTACTCCTGCAATTTCAACTCTAATTAATCTGTTTGCGTTAACAGTTCCTGTTGCTGCTGCTCCTAGTCTCCAAGTAGGATTTGAATTACCTGTTGGAGCCAATGTAGTAATTGTGTTAGTAAAAGTATTACCTCCAACTCTTAGGATATCGGTAGTTAAAGATTCATTAATTGCAATATTACCATCACTAGAAATAACCATTCTTATATTGTTGTTGGTTAAAAAAGCCATACCTGTATTAGATGTATTTCTAAATAGTGTGCCATTAATATCTGTCTCTATGGCAAATTTTGCTGTGTTTGCATTATTTCTTAATGTTAAAACTGAACCTGATGAATTAGCTAATTCTAAATTAGTATAACCTGTAAATGCCGAAGGAGTAGTACCAATGCCAACATTTCCGCCTGAGGTAATGCGCATACGTTCGGTATCATTTGTAAGAAATTGTAAATCAGCATTTTCCTTTTGTAATAAAAAGGCATTTAATGTTGAGTTATTAACACCAATATGAAACCCATCAGATGTAGTGCTACCTGTTCCAGTTGAGGTAAATTGTAACTGTGGGTTTGCCGCTCCTGCTGCTATATGCAATAAATAATTAGGATTATTTGTACCAATCCCAACATTTCCGCCTGAGGTAATTGCAAAAGCATCTGTTGTGTTCATAGTTATTTTAAAACCATTTCCATCTGACAAAGTGCCTCCTATTAATTTTACTGGATTATAACCGTCAGTTCTTTGAAGCCATAATTGAGCCGCTGAACCACTTTCACCAATGTGTAGCCTTGCACTAGGACTAGCCGTTCCGATGCCTACGTTTCCGCCATTAAAATAACTATTGCCCTGTGCTAATAATCTAATATTTAGTTCAGTAGAATCATTGTATAAATCCAAGCAACCAACACCGCTTTGAGTTCCTAAAGCACCTCTTCTAGAGCCTGTTGATGATTTTCTTATTCTTACAACGTCTGAGGTATCAGATGTTCCTAAAACATCTAATTTAACATCAGGTGAAACACCAATTCCGACATTTCCCTGAACCAACAATCCTTGCGAAGGTGCTGCCGATGGTGTTCCAATAGATAGTCCGCTATTAGAACCCAATGTCATCGCTTGGGTGAAGCTTATAGCATTGCCTGCCGTTCCTGATGGGGCGGTTCTCCAAGTAAAAGAACCATCTGTAACAGTATACAATGCAGATAATGCACCACTAAAAGCATATTTATAAGAACCATCAAAATAAGTATTTGACATTATTCTTAAATCTGATGCTCCAACTCCATAAATTGCATTTCCTAAACTACCAATTTCAATTGCTTTTGTTGATACAGAAGTTTGCCACGCACCTGGTGTAACTCCTAAGCCAAGGTTGCCTGAGGAGTCAATAAAAACTCTTTCTTGAGAACCTGTAATTAATTTTAATCCATTTGATTCTCCTCTAATTCTAACTGCACCATTAGTGGTAGTAGAATTATTAAGCCAAATATCAGCTTTAGTTCCATTTGTATCAACTTTTAAAATATCTCCATTACCAGTTCCGTCATAAATAGTTAATGTAGTGTTAGTTATTGATGAGGTATAAATTCCAACCCTAGTACCATTATCAAATATTTGACTATTTCCAATTGTTGTAGAAGCTGTAAACTTTGGAAGAAAATTATTGTCTCCTGTCCCTGTAACAGGGTTAGTCAAAGCGTTCTGCTTGTTGTTAAAGGTTGTCCAATCCGCTGCACTTAATGCACCTCGGTTAGTAGCAGATGCAGTAGGAACATTTAAGGTAATAACAGGAGTTGTTGTACCGTTTGCAACACTACTTGATAAGTCCGTTCCTGATGTGCCTAGAGTTAAAGCTGCAACGCTAGTAACAGTTCCGACATTGTAAGTTCTATTAGCACTAAGGTCTAAAGTAGTCCCGTTAATCGTAATTGTTCTATTACTAGGAACTGCATCTGTAATGCCATAGCCTGCAAGAGTAGTTGGTCTTGAAATAATCTTTGACCAATCCAAAGAGGTTATCCAACTTGGATTCGCATAAGAGCCAGTTGTTACAACTCCATTTGTAACGGCAATGCCCCAAGTTCCTCCGTTCTCAAAAACATATCTTTGACTGCTTCCGTTTTTAAGCAAACCATCTGTATCAATTTGAACACGAATTAAACTTGTCTGAGTAAATACGATTGCCTCATTTCCATTATCAGATGTTCCAATTTGCAAGTAGGATTCACCTGTGCCATCACCAACAGAAATAAACTTTATAGCAGCACCATCTGTGTTTCTTGACCAAGTTAGTCCAACATCATTGGCAGTCCAGTTAATATTTCCTGTCATTGTACCACCTGCCAAGGCAAGATAAGTACTCGCAGCAGCAGCGGTTGTTAGGTAAGTCGAGTTATCGTAGCTAATCGTAGTTCCGCTAATCTTAACAAACCCAGTTCCATTTAAAGCAGCTTGTTTATTGTTGAAAGTTGTCCAATCCGTTCCGCTCAATGCTCCTGTAACTCCTGCACTTGCTAGACCTAGAGACAACTGCTGAGTATTCAAAGAAAGTCCATTAGCCGTTCCTAATGTAACCGCAGCGTGACGAGCAGCGGTGTTGGCTGCAACATCTGTGTTAGCACTTACCCTAGCTTGAGTAAAGTAAAGGTTAGTCCCCTCGGCAATATTACTTGTCGTAAGAGTTACCGCACCTGTCTGACCATTGACGCTAGAAACTCCTGTTACTAAAGCACCAATGTTTCCATTTAGCTTTTGAATAGCTGACAAGATAGAATCAGCAGCACTAATCGTTCCTGCACCACTTGTGTAGCCTGTAAGTACCGATGCGATTGCTCTAGCGTTTGTAAAGTAAAGATTCCCACTTTCAGGAACTGCCGCAGTATTAAGCGTCTGAAATGTCTTATCTCCTCTAAAGTACTGAGCAGTAGTTCCAGCAGTTATAGCGTTTTCCTTGTTGTTGAAAGTATTCCAATCAGTAGAAGATAATGCACCATTCTGACCGCTTGTAGCTAGTTGCAGACTAAGCTGCTGAGTAGATAAGCTAAGTCCATTCGCAGTCCCAAGAGTCACCGCGTTGTGTCTTGCTGCCGTATTCGCAGCGACATCCGTATTGGCACTTACTCTCGCTTGTGTAAAGTAAAGGTTAGTATTCTCAGTTACCTGACTAGTGTTGTAGTCTCCATTGGTAGCAGTAACGTTGCCTGTTCTGCCAAATACACTACTTACCGCATCCGTGTTGTCTACCTTCTGCCAAGCACTTCCGTTAGAGATAATCCAATCACCAACTTCAAAGCTAATGCTTGCAAATGTTCCTGCCGTGCTGACAATGTAGTAGTATCCCTTCGTGCCACTAGAAGGAGGGTTAACCAATGTCGGGTTATTCGTTGAAGCGTTCCACAATCCTTGATAGTTGACATTACCAATCAACGCATCGTTAATCTGAGTCAACGGAACCTTGCCGTTACCATCTAGCGATGCATAGCCGTTAGGTTGTCCTTTCTCAGAGGTTACCTGATAAGTCGAGTTATCGTAGGTTATCGTTGTACCACTTGCCTTGACAAAGCCTGTGCCGTTGAGTTGGTTCTGCTTGTTATTAAATGTACTCCAATCAGCAGATGCCAACGCTCCTCTGTTAGTTGCAGAAGCCGTAGGCAGGTTAAATGTATGCGTATCGGTAGCACTAGCAATGTTAAAGTTAGTTCCGCTTGTCCCTACTGCAAAGAACTGAACTTGGCTAGTCAATCCGTTTAATGCAGATAATCCTGTTGTAAATGTGGTTATAACTTGGCAAAGGTGACCATTCTCAGTATGTAGAGTAATGGTTCTGCCAGCAGTAGTAACATAAATGCGAATAGCAAGTCTATCCGTTAAAGTTAGCGTTGTCTGAGGAACCGCTAAAGCACTAAAGTAAGCCTCAATGCTTGTTCCATCGTTAATTAACTTAGGAGAGCCACTATTGGATGCAATAAGTGTAAATGTTGTTCCATCGTACTTATACAACTCAAGATAAAAGGTTGGACTTCCTCCACCGCTTGATGCCTCAAAGTAAGTTTCAAAATTCCAGTTACCAGCAGGGATAACTAATAAAGCTGGGTCGTTTGCATCGGTTAAAAACGAAGCAATGTAACCATTTGAGTTTCTAGTAAAGTCAGTACCCGCTCCAATAATCGGAGTCTTATTCATCTCGTAGTAAGTGACTCCACCAATCGTTCCTTGGTTAACAGAACCATTCAAGTAGTAGCTTACAGATGCTCCTGATCCAATACTCTCAGGAAAGTCTGCCAATGAGCCGTCTCCTCGAACATACTGAGAAACTGTTCCTGCTCCTGTAACTGCAATCGTTCCGTTAGAAGTCAACGGACTATTAGCTACCTCAAACGCAGAAGGCATGGTAAGTCCTACTGAGTTTAGATCACTTCCAGGAGGGTTAACAGGAGGCAATGTCTCACCCTGCTCAACACCTGGGCTACTCGGTGATACACCTGTTCTTACTTTCTTCGCTGAGAAAAACTTACCTGATACATCTGCCATATTAACTTCCTATTTCGCCTAATCTTGCTAATTCTAATCTCCAACTATTTGCCATTAAATCTACATCCATAGCAATTACCATCCAATAATGCCCATCGTATTCGATGTTCTGATATGGTTTAATTTCTAATGGATCAGCAGCACTTCTAGGCAATGTCAATATCAATCTAGGGTTTTGTCTGCCCTTAATGTTTGCTAACTCCTGAAGGAATATCTGAATCAATGGAACTGACTCGACACCATCACGAGACCAAGCCTGAGAATTTGGATAGCCATATCCAACCAGGTCGAGCCGTATAGCACTACTTGAGTTTTCGGTGTCGACATCGCCAATCTTAAATTTGACTTCCTCGTAGACATTGGAGTAGGATTCATCGGTTACGAATTTCTCTGAAATTTCCTCAGTCGCAAAGGCATCATTTTCTTCGATTTTAAGCGACATATTTCTGTACCCTACTGTGTACCCATCTACTGATGCTAAGTTCGTTGTAATGACCTCATATAGCCTTATAATGACCGCTCCGTCTTCAGGTACAACTACACCAACGATGTCTAGCTTATTCCACATACGAACACCATCTTTCATTGGGAACTGCATGATAGTCGGAGTATTAGTCCAAGTAAATTCATCTACACCATCAAACTGAAGGTAGCTTGATCCGATGCGAATCTGAACACCAGCGTTGGTGTTAACTCTAACAACATTATCACTAAGTCCTAGCTCGAAGATAAACTCTAACTGAAAGCTAAGCGTATTTGCTAACCCTTGAGCAATCGCAATGTCTTGCCCTGTTCTTGTAGAATCAAGTTCTATGAACGATAACTTATCATCTGCAATACCAGTTACATCAGTTGTACCCCAAATCTTAGCGTATTCTCCTAGCGAATCAGAAACATACTGAACAAGGGCAGGAGCATCTCCCATAGGATAAAATGCAGGTCTGCTACTTGGAATAGCATTGACATAGTTCCATGCACGAAGTTGATAGATGTTAGGATATGCTGATATAACAGAACCATAGAACCATGAATCAACAGTAAATGGCTCCTCGTAGATGCCTCCACGAGATGAGTAGTCTAATACCCCTAGTTCCAATGTTGCTGTAAACTCTGTGTAAACAGGTCTTCCTGTGCGTTGTCCTGCGGTAAACTTGCAAGAGACATCCATGCCAGGTGTTATGGTGCTTATGCCCTCAAACTCTGCTTCGTTGTTAAAATTAAAGAGTCTATAAGAATCTTTTGCTAGTTCAGGCATTGAGATTACATAGAACTCATCTCTCCACAAGAATATTCTGCAAAGAAAAGGCTTTAGTATTGCATTAATAAAGTCAGAAATGTACACAGATGTATTCTCTGCTATCTCACCATTTCCATAAAACAAAGGAATGTCTCCATCAGTATATACTGCGTTGGCAGGCACTAGAAGTTGTGCAAAAACAGAATCATCTCTATCTAGCCTAGTCTCGTAAATTTCACAAGCAAGATTAATAGGTCGAAGTTCTTTGTATGTCTGATTGATAGCAGCGAATATACTGCCAAGCATAGTTCCTTCTGCAAATCCTGCAAAGTATTGATCTACAACTCGCTTAGAGTCAAATGCATTTAATCCATCAGAAGCGGTAAACTCCATGACTTCTTTAATTCCTATCTCATTGATAGTCAGCGTAGAGTTGTTTACATATCCTTTCCAGAACAAATCCCCTTCAATCAGAACTCTTACTTGCCACTTTCTATAACCTCCTTCAAGAAGCTCGAAGTACTCGTCACGCATTCCTACAAGGCCGAAGTTAAATGATGACCTAACGATTGGCTCTAGTTCGTCTTGACCAAAGTTTCCCCAACGAAAAGAGAATCCTGCACTATCTTTCTTTGTTGCAGCACCTACAAAACCTAACTCGTAAATCTCTACTCGAATAAGCTGATTGGATTGATCGCAAGTTTCTGTGAAGTACTTTAGTTCGTAATCAGTATCACTAGGTGTAAAACTTCCTGTAAGCGTTACTCTAAGCTTTATATCCCTAGATGGCATTAAAAAAGTCCAAGGATTGGCATTGGAATTTAGGAATCCATTATTAATGTCATAGGAAAAGAATGAAAAACCAGGGTCAAGTGTTCCAACAATGGTTAAAGAAGTGCCTTCTTCATAAAATGGTTGAGGTACATCACCATTAACTGTGATTGAACCTGTGCCACCAAATAGTCCCCAAATGAATCTGTATTCTGCCATTGGTCAAAAATACAAAAAAAAATAGGGATTATCTTGACTTATATTTAGTCTACTGCTAGATTTGTCCCAACATGAACAGAACATTGAAAGAATCATCAGATGTTATCGCCAAGTGCATAGCAGAAATCAGGTCAAGACCTGACAACATCACAGACGAATTAATCGAGAAAAGTTGCATTAAGTACGATGTCGATGAGGATCGAATCAGAAAGATAGCACTACTAAGAAAAAGAGTTTCATAGCAGTTATTTTGGGTTTTTGTTAACAGAAAGCCTTGGCCGTGTGGTCAAGGTTTTTTTTATCTTATGTTCCTTCTGATTTGAGCCTGCTCTACAAAGAATAGCAAATCATCTGGGCCTTTAAGCATTACTTCAACACCGTACATTCCTGAACTTACTGATGCACCAGAATAATCCATTGATGGCACTTGAGGCACAATTACTCCATTAGTATTAGGTACAAACAACTCAGGTCTACGCTCACCTACGATGTAAGCTCTTCCCTTAGATACAGGGCCACCAAATTCTCTTCTGTTAGTGAATGTAGAACCTGTGCCTGCTGAAGGAGAACCTCCTCCTCCACCTCCAAATCTCCCAGATAATCTATTTGCTTGAGAAGATACAAATCCTGCTAATGCAATTAAAGCAACCCCTGCGGCTATTGCTATAGGTCCATTTAAAGTTTTTAAAGCAATTTTTATTTTTTCTAATGTTATACCAACACCAATTGCATATTGACCTAATTCATTTAAAATCCTAGCAATCCCTCCAAGCAAAGCAGCACCTCCAGCCTGTAAAGCATTTGTTCCTTCTCCTAATGCGTTTCCAATAGCAAAAGCTACATCACCTAATGTATTTTCAATTCCTTGTTCAAGAATTCTAGTTGCTTCATTAAGAAATTGCTGAGTTTCAGATAATTTAAGTATAAATTCATTTAGTGAATTAAATCCTTGAGCAGAACCTAGTGCAATTGCTTGAAAAACTTGAGCAGAAGTTAAGCCCACTTGATTCAAACTTTCCTCAAATAAAGTAAGCTGCTGACGAATTGCTTCTAAATTCTCAGTATAAATTTGTGAAGCTCCTTGAACAGGGCCTGCTATATCTGCTGATTCTAAATCCCTACTAAAAAAAGCAGCTAAGCTCTCTCCAAAGAAATTCTCTCTTACCTTACTTAGAATTGTTAAAGAATCATTTAATTTAGATAAACTTTCATTTGTTCTTTTAATAGTTTTATCTGGCTCACCATCTGATAAATCAGCTAAAGCTTGATCTAACGCTCCATATTGTTCATTTAATATTGATAACGTAGCAGAATTTTCTTGTAAAGCATCTTCAGTAGCTTTAGCTGAAACATTCCCTAAAATTGATATTTGCTCGTTTACAGAAGCAATTGCAGCTCTTTTTTCTCTTAATTTTTTAGTTACTTCTGTTTCTTGAGTAATCCCTCTAGCATTGTTTCTATTTACTATTTCTGATAAATCAATTTCTTCTTTTCTTAATTTGTCTCTTTCTGCATATAATTTATTTTGCAAAAGAGTTTCTTTTCTTTCTTTTACAATTAAGTCAATTCTTTCTTTTTGAGCATCTGAAAACGACTCTGAAATTGCATCAATAGCTGCTCTTTCTTTAATTGAAGCAATCAGTACATTATAAGCATCACCAAGGCCTTCTGTAAGAGCTTTTTCCTTAGTAATATTTCCGATGATTTTTGGATATTTTTCTAATAGCTTATTATAAACTACTATCCTTTCATTTTCAGATTTACTATTATCAGTTAAAACAGAGTTAAGCAATTGTACTTCTGCTGATTCTGACGCTGCTGATTTATTTGCTTTTAATCTTGCTGAATCAACATCATTTAATGATTTTATTACATTATTTAAAGCTTCATTAAATCTATCAGTTTCAGAAACCACTTCTTTAGTCTCTTCTGCTGTGTCAAATAATCCAAGTTGATAAGCAGTAAATGCTGATGTAGCTACTGATATTCCTAAAACAAGAAGATTTGATCCTGTTAATAAACTTTTAAAGAAGGTAGATAAGGCTGACCCAGTGCTACCAGTAGTAATTCTTAAAGCACTAAATTGCTCGGCAAGTTGCTGTATGTTGTTACCTACACCAATAATACCAAAAGGTGCATCCTGAATTACACGGTTAAAAGCAATAGCTGAACCATTAGCTGCTCCTGCTGATACTCTAAATTTATCAAATGATTTAACAGAAGTAGTAGCAACTGTTTTACCTAAAGAATTAATTCTTGTAAGTTCAGCACTCGTTTGTTCTAGTTGAGCATTTAGCCTAGCTACTTCTTCTTCGCTTGTTGCTTGTTGTAATGAAACTTTTAATTGCTTTAATTGAGCGTTTAATGTGCCAATTAATCCAATTTCTTCTTTTTGTTTAACATTTCTTTGTTCAAATACTTTGCCTAGAGCATTTAATCTTGCTAATTCTTTTTGCGTTCCTTGAAGTTTAGCGTTGTACTCAGCAATCTCTTTTTCGCTTAAAGCCCGAGTTATTGAAGTTTTATATCCATTAAGTTTGGCATTTAATTCTTCAATTATCCCTTTTTGCCGTTGGAGCTTACCATTGGTTTTATCAGATGTTGATGACATTGAGTCATCAAAGTCCTTCAAGGTCTTTTTTACCTTTGTCAGTGCCGATTGGATGTCCTTTATATCGGCCGTTAATTTTATCTGAAGCTCATTCATATTTCAAAAATACTAATTTTTAGCCATCTTATCTAAGAAGGCATTTCTACGAGCTTTAACTAAGGAAGAATCTAATTTCTTGCCACTCTGATCAGTAGGCAATGGGAAGTACTGCTGAATAGATTTATTAGGAGCCTTCTTAGGAATCGAGGTGTAGACCTGGTACGCAACAAGCCGATATTTTTCCCACTCTCTTGACTGACTAATCTGATGACCACGCATGGTCAAGATAGTCTCAGCAAAAGTCATTTCATAAAAATTTCGAGGAAGTATTCGAAGTTCACCAAAACATTCTTGGCAAACATCAATCCATGTTAACTTTTTTTTTCAGCGACAGAATCTGTCGTTGATTCCAATTCCTTAACCGCAGGCAAGTCAACTCCCATAGAAGTCCAAAAAGTTTGCCATACAGAATAGATGTCTTCTTCGCCAATCTCTGCAATCCACTCTCCAACCTGCTCCACAGTTACAGACTCCTCAAAGCCTACAACATAGTCATTGCCAATAATACCTGCGTAAATCAATGTCTTAACAAGTAGAAAGTGATTCTTCTCATTGAGCTTCATGATTCGATTTAGCAAATCCTCGGTCTCGAAATTAGCATTCTCACCCTTGTAGATAATCTTAGCAAGTTCGATAGCTGAAAAGTTGTTAAACCGCAAAGTTCGGTTCTTTCCGCCTATGTTTAGTGTCATTATTCCTGTCATGCCACTAATTTAGTAATAAATGTAACAAGCAAAAAAAAAGCTCCTAAAAAAGGAGCCTTTTTACTAAACACAAACACGAAAAACAGAAATTAAGTTGTTACTGCGTCATCAATTGGGCCAGAACCTGTGATGGTTACAGAGTATGTCTGATATTCAGGAGCAGTTGCAGTTTCGTCAAACTGAGAGATGAACCCTTCACCATATCTGATGTAAGAAGCATCTAGCGATTCAAACTTAAACTTTCTTGTTGCTCTAGCAATAGTATATCCAAAGATGTCTTCAGCAGAAACTTCATTCACACCTGGGTTGGTATTAACATCACCCTCAAAGCTCATTGTCCAAGAAGCAGTAGAAGGAAGGTTTCTTACGAAGTCACCAGTACAATCGTTGTTGATTTCTGTAGAGCCTACGGAAATAGACAAAGATTTTGAGGAGGTACAAACCGCCAATTTCCAAGATGGTGTTGAAGTTGCAGAAATGTCAATGTAAACACCAATATCTTTACTAAATAATTCGTTAGCCATAGTCTTATTATTTTATTATTTCAAAGGTATCAGATTTTTTTTTATAATCAAAATGGTACTACTATGTGAGAATATGTCCTAACATTTCTGTAAATCCAATACTCACCTGTTCTCAACTGAACACTATCAGAACTTGCTAGGTTGGTAGTTCCAATCTCCCATCCGTAAGCGTTAATGTTTATGTCAGCGTTACTCATTGGATTTATAATGTCTTCAATATCCTGAGCGATGTCAAATGCCTGATCCATACCAGTAGGTCTAGTAAAGCCTGTTACAATATCCAAGGTAACATCTGCATTAAACTTCTTGCAAGTAGTGTTAGTAATCTCAGAAGTTGTTATGCTAGAGATAATCACATAGGGATATCCTGCCATCTCAGGGATAGAAAATGCATCGTAGATAGGTACACCTATCTCTGGGTATAGTGCTTGAAAATAACCAGCTTTTAATGCTTTTGATAAATCCATAGTCAAAGATAAGGTTTTTTAACGATTTGTAAATCCAAACCTATTGCCCTCCTGCTTAAACGACAATCTGCATCTGCAATTAATGGTGTTAGTCATAGAAGCTCCTTGGGTTGAATCACCAGGATATGCCAACTGCTGACCATTGATAATGAAGTTATTCTTTATCGGAATAAAGAATTTTGGGTCTGTAAATAGGTGAGCATCTCTAGTTCTATCATCACGGATAGCCTTCCATGCTTTCTGCCAATTTAATCCTGAGCTTTCTAGTGCAAGAAGTTGTGCTTTGCTCATTGCATTGGTAACCTCTGTTCTTGCAATCGTGTTAGATCGTAGCACAAGGTCTGTCTGTCTAATTAAGTCAGCTATCTGCTCGTTGCTTAGTCCATTGCCTCTGCTCTTGCCAATTAACTCGTTTACTCGCTTGATTCCTGTCGATAGTACCTCTGAAATTCTAAAGCCAATGTAGGTGCTTAGAAAGCCATCCATAAGCCTTCTCCAAAATGAGGTCATCTCGTTTACATTCTGTGGTGCAAGAGTGCTTGCTACCTCATCAAAGATGTCTTTTGTCTGTATTTCTTGGTTGGTGATTGGCTTGACAAACTCGTTCCAAGTTAAAGTGCCCTCATCCTCCATTATAAGCTGATACATGGCTTGATATACCATAGCTATACCTTGACCACTCACAGAGCCGATGTCTTGTCCTGACTCAAATAAACGAGCCATTTCATCGTACTGCTCATCCAATGCTCGGTTGATTAGCCTAGCAAATCGTTTCTCAAAATAAGAATGTCTTGAAAGATATATTTTGTCCGTGTAGTTCATTTAGAACGCTCATATATTTCTACTCCTCCCCAGATAACTAAGAAGCAGAAAGATACGGATAAAAGATAAGCAAACGGCTTGTTGCACCATAAGGCAAACTCTAGGATGCCTGAGCAAATTGAAAGGCACAGAAATGACAAAGCAAAAATCTGTGCCCAATCCTTTAATTGTTTCATTGTGTTTGTAGAAGTTTCTTAATATTAGCTAAAGTTTTCTCAAACTCCAACCTAGCGTTTCGGTATAGGTAGCTATTAGCAGGTATTGGATTTTTAGCTGGTTCATTACCCTTAAAATCACTAGCGTATTCTACTAATCCATATTCAGTTAAAAATGCTTGATCAACCCCAGCACCAGTTCCAAACTCAACAAATGGAGCATAATTAACTCCATTTATACCTCCAGCCAAAACAGACCAAGTTAATCCATTGTTTGATACTTCTGTGCGAATAGTTTTTTGTAATTCACGAGTCTTAACAGGAACTTTATTTACGGCAGCAATTTTAGTTCTTTCCGACCAATCTTTAATTTCCAAAAGAATACCTACCTGTACATCTTCCGAGTACTGTTCAATATTCTTAATTAATGTATCAATACCATTAACCTTAACTTGGACTGCCATTTCTATTAGTAGTTTCCATTGCAGCAAATGCTCTGATAGTAATATATCTTCTCAATGGGTCAACCTTTGGTGCAAGAGCAGTAAAGTAATACCCTCTCCACTCAATCTGATCTCCATTCTGAATGGCAACAGAAGGATTGTAACGAATCACAACCTCAATCAAAGTACTTAACTCTTGCTTCTGTACAACAGTATCTACACTAGGTGTAATTTCTTTAACACTAGCACCCTTTGGTTCGTAATAAGTAGATACGGTATTTATCAACTGACCTGTAACAGGGTCTTGAGTCTGCACAGACCTTTTAAATACCACTTTTTCACGCATCATGGGAATACTATTCTTCTGTATGGATTTACTAACAACTTAACCTCACTCAACAAATCAGGCTTAGAATTAGCCTCTCTGTATTCGTAGTAATGGTAGGCTTGACGATAGATTGCTTGCTTAATTGCATCGTTTACCAAAGTTGCGTTGGTAACATAGGTTATATTAATGTCTTTACCGCCTTCTTTTAGCAAATCGCCAAATAAAGTATATCCTGCGGTAGTGATTGACTGAATAGGACCATAAGGCAACTTATAGTTCTTAGGCAAATGCAAAGCAATCAAGTTGATTGTCCGTACACCCAAAGACTTCTGCATATACTGCTCAATGTTCTGTCTAGCCGACTTTAGAAACAATAGAATCAAGTTGTCATCGGTATCAAAGTCAATCCTAGCGTAGTCCTTAAAGTCCTCTACATTGTAAGGCTCAACATAGCTTGCCTCACTTGTAAAGGTAACTTGGAGTCCTGTTGCACCTAAGTATTCATATACTGGCAGTATATCGCCAAGCATATCTTCGTTGTATTCATATCCTGCCATGTCTCAAAGATAATAAAAAAGCCTTGGAAAATATCCAAGGCTCTTATTCTAAACTATTGACTTCTAATTAGGAAGCCAAAGTTACCTTAATGAACGCATTGTCATAGAACACTGGAAGTGCAACTCTCTCCTCAACACGAACCAAGATAACATTCTTCTCAGCATCGTCAGAGTTCTGATCGAAGAATCTGATACGAGGAGCCTGACGAGTCAACAACTGAGCTTGGTTCCAATCACCAACGATACCAGTTCCTTGAGAAAGGTAAGAGTTAGAGAATACAGGGATACCAACTACATTAAGTTGACCAGTCAAAGGATTAACAGTCACAACACCTGGGAAGTCATACTCACCAGAACCAGCAGCCTTACCCAACAAGATGTTTACATAATCTTGGTTAGACAATACGATTCCAGTTGGAGTGTGAAGGTTGTTCTTCAACTGACGCAAAGCAGCATCAATCAAGATTTCGATGCTTACAGTCTTAGAACCATTGTAGTTCTCAGAGTTAGCAGCATCAAGAAGCAAACCTTGGATGAAGGTATCTTCCTTCTTCAACAATTCTGCACGACCTTTGTTCTGCAAGAAAGCAGTCATCCAAGCCAAATCTTCAATCATAGAAATTGGAACTCCTTTGATAAGACCTGCAATCCACTCGGCATCAGCCTGGTAGGTAGTCATCTTAGGCTCAATCTCAGGCTTAGAACCGTCTCCGTATGCCCAAGTGTTTGCTCCACCAGTAGTAGCAGTTTCTTTAGGATACTTAACGAACTCACCAGACATTGTTCCACCAGGAAGTACATTTCTGTAATGGAATGACTCGTAAGGCAACAAGATTGGATCTCTGAAGTCAGTTACGAAAGGCTCATAACCTGTGAAGTCAGAATAGTTGAAATCCTTCATGGTCAATTCCATGCCCTTACCAGACTTCACATTCTTAACCATCTCAGCGTGGTTAGACTTCAAAGTCTCATGCAAAGACCATCCGAAGTTCTTACGCTCAACTTTAGCAGCAGACTTCTCAGTCATATCTGCAAGTGCCTTGTCCATTTCCTTCTGGATGTCAGCGTGCTTAGCCTGCATATCAGCAGTAAGCTTGTCCATTGCGTCTTTAACTTTTGCGTCAAATCCAACAACATCTTTTTCTCTTTCAGTAGAGAAGTTTTTCTTCAGGGTTTGTAGCTCTTCGGCTAGAAAATCCTGAACCTCTTTAATTTGCAATTCTGCCATGATTTCTAAATGTAGATTTAAGTGATTCAATTAATTTATTACTATCCAAATCGGCTTTAACCTGCTCCAAAGTGATTTCTTTCGGCTTTAGAATTTCGTAAAGTGATTTAAGTCTTTCTTCTAGTTTGACAAGTGTCTCATCAGTTGCGTCAGAAGTCCTAACAAACTTCTCTAGTCTGTCAAGGTATTCAAACGCATCATTCTCAGATTTCAAGTCAATGAATGTGGTCTCAGGATTCGCTCCCAAGAATTGTACTGCTGATCCTTCGTACATAATTACTTCCTTGATGACATTAGCTTTCTTAGTGCCATCAAAGTACTGCTTGTCTTTAGGTACAGAGAATCCAAAGCTATGCTGGTTGATTAGTCCTGACTCTACCATCTTCATAAAGTCAACACCCAAGCTATGAGTACCAATCTTAGCCTCATATCTCAAACCCTTCATATCCTCCTCTAGGTTGGTAATAAGAGCAACAGACTTCTTAGAGTCATGGTCTAGCAAATACTTGATTAGCTTCTTACCATTAGGCCCACGCTCCTGGATAGTCTTAGCGAATGCTCCTCTCTCGATGACATCACCATCCAAGTCCTTGTTACCAAACATTGCAAAATAACCTGAAACAACACCTTGCTTCATGTCGGCATCTTGAAATCCTTGGTTAATACCTTTAGTTAGAAAACCCATATTGCTCTGTTCTTTTATTTCTCCTAATTCTCTCAGTTTACTCCTGCTCCACGATAGTGCAGCTTTTCCACCCCATGCATCGTACATCAATAGACCGCAGCCATCCTCGTAAGAGCTAGAAGATTGTAAATCAACCTCATGTCTACTTAGATAGCTATACATTCTCTTGATTGTATCAACTGATACAGGCTCGCCTTTTGCAAGCTGATTCGCTCTCTGCTTTCCAACATCTGTGCCACATGGCCCCCAACCGTTCTCCTCAACATATTTAAGAACCCTCTTAGCGTTATTTCTAACTGCCTCAGGATAATCTGAATAGCTTTTTTGTTCGATAGATTCGAAATCTAAATCCTCATTCATACACAAAGATTGAAAAAAACTATCAAACATACAAACTCATAGAAGATGACTAATATTCCGTCTAGTATCTTGACCACTCTCAAATCTATAATAGTGGAACAAGTATATACCTTTAGCGATACCAATCCGTAGTCTGTGCTGCATTATCTTCTTGCAGAAATGGTAGTCAAAGAAATGGCCATTAATCTGAATGCCTCCTTCAGGAAAGCCTCCGACTAGCAACCATGTCTTTTTGCTAAACAGCATAAACAGGCCACCAATAATTTGGTTAAAGAACATCACATTACTTCCATGCTCGTTGTACAAGTCAACGGCAATCTTTCTATGGTTCATGATATCAGAATCATCTGACTTTTGTCCTCCCACAAGCTGATAGTGCAAACCTAGTCGATTTGTCATGCATCCAACTAGATCAAAGTCACCTCTCTGTGCTATCTCCTCGCATTGCTGATATATCTTCTCGTGATACATCGGTAGCGTATCAATGTCTCTAAGACAAATCCAATCATCGTCAGGCAGGCCCTCGATTATTGCGTTTATAGCCTTTCCAATATTCTTGTCAGACCTACCAGGAGTTATGTGGTGTACCTGAACACTCTTCCTTACCTCAACCTTTCCTTTATGCTTATTTATCGTAACAAAGGTTGCCATAACATTGTGTGGCTTGATATTCTCAGGGCTTAACATACACCAATGCATAGCATAGGGAAACGCTAACTCATCCCTACTTGTGTAGTTCTGAACTATGTGCCAAACACCATCCATAAGCCTATTCTGCAATGCATCTCGATTTGACCGCACAAAGAAGTTAGTCTCTAGCAATCCTGCCTTGTCCCTGTACCTACTCTCCAAGTAATACCTAAACTGCCTCTTGACCTGATCCTCGTTTACCTTTCCCTCGTTAACCAACTCCTTGGCTCTAGTGTACACATCTACATGGGCACGAGTCTTAAACCATATCGGGAAACTAGGTGGCTCATGAACAAACGAAATATTCGCATCAGCATAGCAGACCAAATCGTATTCGCTTAGATACAAATGTGATAGAAGTTTGTATTTCCTAGACTCCTTCTGTCTATCTGTAATGCCATCCACCACTCGTATCTGCCATCCATCAACATTAAGCTCTGCATTATCGGTAAATAACACAAAGTCCCACCCCTCAAACTTAGGGGCAGGACTGACATCATCGTAGTCTCCGAACAAGACCGAATAAATTACTTTCATCTTAAATTTCTCCAAGTTCTTTGCTCATAGAAGTTGTGATTGACATTTGAGCTTGCATATCCAAAGATACACTCATCCTTATCTGCCATAATACCTGGGAACTGCTCAGTCAAGTACCTGTCTAGCCTTAGCTTAACATTTTTTAGTCTAGCCTTAATTTTATCGGTAGCAAACCAATAGAACGACCCAGAGTAGTGAAACGGATACGGAACATACGGAGGGCATGGGAGTAGCTTAGCACAAACACCTGCAAACAACTTGTCTCCCAACACGGGTGGATCAGTCAAGTTCTTTCGATACAAATGATTTATCCAAATGTCCAATCCTGCCCATACAGGTCTAGTAACTCCCTTGCAATGTGCATAGAATGTCATGCCACCATCTATCTCTACCAATGAGTCTAAGAAGTGAATACACTCCCCATACTTAGCATCGTTCTGCACTACTCGATAGTCACAATCTTTCGGCAGCATATCCACAATAGGTGCCAAAGAATAGTTGCCCTTTACGGCTATCTTAACTATCCTCTGACCATCAAACACATTCCAATACGCTTCCAAGAACTTTAAGTTCAAGACATGGTAATGGTTTAATGTCCCATCGTAGTAAATGAAGTAGATTAAATTTTTTCTAGCATTAGAGTCCATGTCGTAGGAGTTGATGGTTTCTCTAATACCTTATACCCTAGAACCTTCCAGAATGCAATCCACTCTGGCTCCTGCTTGATGTTAATGTGTCCCCACTCTGCATCGTTCTCAGTAGTATGTGGAGTAGAGCTAAACAATATCACCTTCGGCTCTATAACATCAATCGCATTCTTAATCTCTTGGTCGGTCATGTGTTCTGCCACCTCGATGAACAACATCATCTCTGCTGCCTTCGGTCTAGCAATAACCTTTAGATCAGCATACTGCTCCTTGCAGTAATCTCTGTGGCTCTTGAACACATCTAGTGCCATGATGTTAAATCCATCCTGTCGCATCACCTCACTATACACTCCTGTGCCACATCCGTAGTCTATTACACTACTCGGCTCAAACTTCTTGCAGTAGTTAGCTACACTCTTAGCCAAGCCTACAAACAATTCATTGTTCATCGTCAGGTTCAGAGTCTCAATCTCTGCCTTCAAGAATTCTTCTTCTGATATCATCGTGTTTATATTTAGTTATGGCATTACAGAAAGCAGCTTTATAGTCTGCTCTATAATATCCTTGGTACTCATTCCTTCCTTGAATTCAAATGTATAATCATCGGCCTTGCACCAGCAGGTATACTCCTCACCCAACCTCTGAGCCTTGACGGTTATAATCCCATCAACAGGCTCGAAGTTCTTAGTCAAAATCTTGGTCTTCGTCATCATCTTCGATGTCTTGGTCTTGTCTCGGTACATTTCTACCACTCGGCACAGTATCAACATCCAAGTCTCCACCCCTCATATCAGCCAACGGCATATAGTTAGTAGGAACCAACACCTGAGTCTCATCTACAATCGTTCCATATCCTAGTGCCTCACGGATTTCATCTTGGCTAAACACCATCGCCTGACGCATCCAATGCACCAACTCCTTCTTATCCCCTTCCAATTCAGGATAAACATCGGTATCAGACATTACTACCAAGCTGTTATCGCCATACCATTTACGAACCATCTTAGTCCACACATCATCCATCTTTCTCAACAACGGCAATACGCAGTTCGTAATCACCCTCGTATCACCTGTCTCACTATTGGCCAATGTTCCCTGAGGAGTCAGCAACTGAGACGGATATCCGTAGATGTTAGCAATCTGTCTTTCCAAGTCTGCGTTGAAGTCCAAGATACCCATGTCCACAGGACTCAAGCCTATCTGCACCCACTTCAAGTCTGATGGAGTCACAACAATGTCTCCTGCGTTGTGGGCACCCATGTGGTTCTGTCTAAACGAATCGTTAATGGCAACGGCCTGCTCAGCAGTCAACTCACTCTGATCGCTGTGTCGTGCATTACCACTCACAATACCACTAGGCCCCATGTTTGCAAACAACGACCCCTGAGCCACATCAGCATATCTCTTCTGAGAGATAATACTAACACTAGAACGCAACGGGCTCAATCCCCAGAATGTACTCTCATAACCTTGCCACTCAGACACAGGGTTGAAGTACTTAAAGTGAGCTATCTGCTCGTTTGGGATAATATTCTCAAAGTTATATGTAATCGCATATCCTGCCAACGGCTGAGTTCTTTGCCCAGACATCACAGGCTTAACAGTCGGACTCGGAACACTCCACAACTCAATCGGCTGCTTCGCTCTCACTCCTGCACCAGGTACACTAGCGTAAACAATCGCATTCCCCGTAATCAACAGATACCCTGCAACTTCTTCTCTCAACTGTCTTCCCGTACTAGTCGGGTTCGGCATATCCATCAACTGCAAGAACGGATGCGATTCCACCGACTCAAACGCTTTCACCCTCAACTTCGCCAACTCCGTAGCATTCTCCTTACTCTTCAAATACTTTCTTTTCGCATAGTACTTCTCTGCAAACCGCTTGTCCTTAATCTTATACAACATCGGTGCAGCATCCGCACTCTTCTCTACTATCTTAGAAACTACTGACTGAACAACAGGGATAGCCTTATACGCTTTATCAATGTAAATACCATCCTTTGCATCATAAGGCATCCATACTCCCTTAATATACTGCCATTGCAAAGCCACAGGCAAACCTGCATCCTTAGTTCTAAACGCTTTCAGTAGATTCATCTATATCTCACTTTTTTGTAAAAGTACTAATTTTACCTAAATAATTTTCCTTTTATCAATACGAACCCATTACTTCGGTTCTTGACCATCAACTCAGTCAATCCCCATACCAACGCATCCACTCTATCAGGTGACTTCCCCTTATCAGGATCAAAGGTAACCATCTGACTCTCTAACAACGGAAAGCTCCCTACATGGTACACCTGACCCTTCTCATACAACGAATACACAGGCTCCGCTCTCACATACTTACCCTTGGTAGCCGACACTAGCTTAATTCTCGTGGTTGTCCCCTGAGCCTTCAAAACAGCCTCCACCATGTCTCCACCCTGGTTCTTCTCTGCCACAATACAATCCGCATTCCACCTAAACGCTGCATCGTTTGCAATCTTCGCCCAATGGTTCGGAGAATACTTCCCACTCAAATCCTCCAACACATACCCAAACCCTTCCTTACACTTTCCAACCACAATAATACCCGTCTCATCACTATTCATGTTCGCAGTCACAGCAGGGTCAAGTGCAACCACAATCCTCTTCAAGTTCGGAGCTTCATCAACCCTCGCCTTTCCAATGATAGCCCTGTTCCACAACATACCTTCCGCATCATCCAACCAAGTGCCCATGAACAAGTGGTCATATCTAGCCCTATTCTCTCGCTTAGTCTTCTCCGCTGCCTGCACAAACGACTCACTCAGATTTATCTTATTATCCAAGTAAGTCGTGTGGATGTAAGTCGTATCCTTCCTCTTATTCTTTACAAAGTCCCTATATATCCAATGACTCTTGTACGATGGGTTCATTACCAATATCACCCTGTTATAGTTATCCTTTGCCCTGATACTCAAGTCCACCTTATCAAATATCTCAGGGTCTGTCAATTCCTCAGCCTCATCCACTACCCATGTCGACAACCCAGCAATTGACTTCAGATTTGCCGTGTTTACTCCTGAGCTAGTTTTTATTCCACGAAATAGAATTTTAGAACCTGTTAGCTTATTTATAATCTCACTCTGAGTCACATCAAAGTCATTCATCTTACCCATAATCTCAATCTTATCCAAGAACTCTGGAATAATCGAAATAAACGCAGATACCAAGGTGTATCTAGTGAAAAGAATCACATGGCCCTTCTCATAGGTCAAGTTCAACAGAAACAAAGCCAAGGTCCATGATTTACCACTTCCTCTACCACCCGTAATCAAATAGTACCTCGTGTCAGGCTGCTCGTAGAATAATGGCTTGTAATCGTCTAAAAGTTGAATCATAGCTAAATTAATTAATTGGGGATTTCCATTTTCCGTTTCATTCCTGTACACTCAGAAACATACCCCCCCATGGGTAAATTAGTTAATTGGGGAAATCCACTTTCCAATCGGTTTCCATACACTCACGAACATACCTCCCCCAGGTGCTTATTCGTCTATGCGGGTAAGCGTTTCATCCTCAACTAGTTTGGCTTCTTGTATCTCAATAGTCTTGCTAATCCAATGAATGGGAGGGGCTACCTTTTCCCCATTACTAGTAATGTCTATTTGTTGCTTAGGCAAGCCAAGTCTATAGGATAGCCAAAGTTTCAAGGCTTGGGTATCCCCCTCCTCGCATTTTCGCAACAAGGCTTCCCATATCCTTTGAGGTACGGCTATAGCATCCATCTGCTCAATGAGTTTAACCTCCATGATTTTTGGCTTTCTTCCCGCACCTTCCCTTGCACCTCCATTTTTCCCCATATACTTACAAAGTATTGTAAAACTGAAATAAAGTGTTTATTCAGTTCTAAAGGTAATTGAAAAAAATATACCAATTGATAAAAAATATTTACTTAAATACTTGACTTGTATTTACAAACCTTTGTACATTTGCTTAACATTTAACCCTAACTAATTAAATATGACAGACTTACTAATTATCGGATGCGGAACTTTATTGATTTTCGCCTTGACCTATGTTTTAACACCTAACCAAAAAACAGCATGAAAAAGACTTTGAAAGCCATTGGACTTGTAATTTATTTCATCGTGGCATTAATCCCGATTTTTATCCTTGGCTATATGTTAGGCCTTAAACTACTTTAAAGAATGGAACTAGAACAGAATATGGAATGGCTAATGAAATGGTTTCCCGATGAAAACCACGCAAAAGGCTTTGAGTTGGCAAAGAAAACTCCTCATAGTAAAAGCACTTCGTACCATTCGGGCGGAGGTTTTACTCATTTGTTTTTGCACTTAATTGATGGCAGAGTAATGGCCATTCACTTTATGGACTTTGAGGTTGAAACCTCAGAGAATACTTTTGATACCCTAGAAAATTATATTGATAAATGTTTTAACACCTACTAAAATGATGATTTACACATTCACTATTTTCCAAAGAGACGAGTTTTGGGATTGGATTCCATCAACTGCAAAAATTGTAAAGGTAAGGAGGGCAAGGCTTTCATCAGCACAAGACTACCTATATAGAAAATATCCTAAAACAAGAATAGAATTGTTAGACGCTGAATTATTAAAAAAAAATAAATAAATAACTAAAACACTTATTAACATGAACAATCAGAAATCATTTGCCTATTGTGAGGCAGTCGGAAAATCAAAAGTTTGGGCAGCATATGCTGAGTACTTCGCTTGCGAAGAAATCCTTGAGGAAGATTTTAATCATAATTCGGGCTATGTTTATTTATACCTTGAAGGTGTAGCTATTGGGAGTTTACTTGGTGGAGATGTTGAATTCATAGTGTATAATGAAGAGACAGATGGGGAAATGTTTTTCGACACTTACCAAGAACTTGAACAACATTGGGAGTCTACTAAACAAGGTTAACCGATGAGACTTCAGTAGTCGAAACAATTGGGGCGAAAGCCCCTTTTGTCTTAACCATAAACAAGAAAAACAATGGAAAAAAAATCAACAAAATTCCAAGAATTAGTCGGCACTCGTTTTCAAATTGCAATAGGAAGTTCTCATATAATTGGAACTTGGACAGAAGAAAAACTCATTGAACAAATTAAAGGAGGTATTGTGCATTATCTCTACGATAGAGATTTTCACTACAATTGGACAAGATTGGAACAAGAGTATTATTCCATCTTCAAGGAAGAAACTTTGAATCCGATGATGAAAGACATTGACAATACCATAAATGATTTTTTTGCTTTTCAAAGGACTGCAATGGGTGAGGTCTTTGAGTTTAAATTAGAATGGAAAGAGTCTCAAAAAATAATAGATAAATGGTTTCAAGAAAATAAAACTATTTCTAAAGAATTGAAAAGGGATTACTACTCATATAGAAAAGAATATGCGGGTATTGATTTAGCCGTTTTTTAGATCAATTTTTAGCCCTTTTTTAAGCCAATTTTAAGCCCATTTAAGACATTTAAAATTTTGCCTATGTAACACCACTCAAAAAAATATATCGTCTGACAAAGGACCTAAAAATGCCATCCTTTGCCTTTCTAGGTTGCAAGGTTGCCATGCCATGCCGAACCCCGAACGGACCCTAACGGGCACGGCCGACCCATACCCCATAGTGTAAAACATGGCGGATTGACCCATAGTGTAAAACATGGCGGAAAAATAGGGTTAGTGTAAAACAGAACCAGTTCGAACCGGTTCAGACCCATAGTGGAAAACAAAATCTCCTGGGGTGTTAGTGTAAAACAAAACCAATCAGCCCAGGATATTACCCTTAGTGTAAAACAAAAATAAATTTTATAATTCCCTTGCATTTAATGTGCAGCCTCTTGTACCTTAGCATCATTAATCACTTAAACACAAACACAATGTTAAAAGATCACCACTTTATTCTTGAGCAGTCAGGGTTTACCCTGGAGCTTGAATCCTTCTCTAACGAAGGCATTGTCCTAGACCTATTCTTTGGCAATGGGAAGTCCCTTACCCTAGAGTTGTACGATGACCTCAACGAGCGGTTTACAGACCACTATCGGGTTATCTGTGCCATCCTTGATCCTTTTATTGTTGAACAACTAGAAGCCAATGTAAGACAATGCTTTACGAAATGATGACTGCTACCGAGTACGGTGTACTACGGGGCTTTACCGAAAAATCTACTAGAGTTCACCAGATTATCCGCTCAGGTGTATGGCCTGAAGAATGGGTGTATCCTCCTAAGAGATTAGGCAACCAATGGGTTCTATTTGTATCAACTAACTGGATTAACAATGGTAGAGGATAGAATCAAAGAATGGATACTAGAGAACTTTGGGGAAGTACCCCATAGTGAAAAAATAGAGATTCTTAAAACCTTCGAGATGTATTGGGATGAGATTAGTTACCGATACGCAGAAATGAAAACACTAGAAAAATATAAACACTTAAAACGATGAAAGAACTAATTCTAATTCAAAACGAGCTTAAAGCTCCCAAAAGCCAATTCAACGCATTTGGCAAGTACAAGTACCGATCCGTAGAGGATATCCTAGAAGCGGTAAAGCCTTTGCTATTGAAGTATGAATGTACCTTGACTATTGAAGACGAGGTAAAAGAAGTAGGAGGTCTTGTCTTCATAGAAGCTACGGCTGCAATTCAGGTAGACAAAGAAGGCAGAACTGAAGGAAGAGCAGTAACTGCCCAGGCAGGCATCGACATCAACCGCAAGGGTATGGATGTTGCGCAGTCGTACGGAAGCTCATCGAGTTATGCTCGAAAATATGCATTGAATGGGCTCTTTTTAATTGACGATACAAAAGACCCTGACTCGACCAACGATCATGGTGGTAAAAAAGAGGAGTTAACTCCATCTCATGTTAAGTGGCAAGGAGCAAAGGATTCTTTAGCCAATGGCAAGGTGACCTTAGAGCAAATTAAGTCGGTTTATATTTTAACAGCACAAAACGAAAAACTTCTATTATCATGAACTTCAAATGCAGAGCAAGTGCCCTTGGTCAATTGATGACTAACGCACGGAGTAAAACAGAATCATTGTCTCAGACAACTAAAAGCTACCTAGAGGATTGGTACAAGGAGCAGATTTACGGAGTAAAGAAGCAGATTAAGAGCAAGTACATCCAAAAGGGATTGGCACTAGAAGATACGGCTATCGAGTTTTACTCGGTAGCTATGAATAAGGACTTCATGATAAAGAACCTTGACCACTTTGAAGATGATTTCTTCACAGGTACTCCCGATTGTTTTCACGAGGGTATAGTCTATGACTTTAAAACCTCGTGGGACTGCTTTACTTTCCCTCTGTTTGACGATAGTCCCGACATGGGGTACTACTATCAACTTCAGGTTTATATGCATCTGACAGGCTTAAAAAAGGCTAAGTTGGTTTACACCCTACAGGACACCCCAGAGTTCTTGACTTACGAGGAGCCCGTAAGCTACTCCCATGTGGAAGACAAGTACCGTATCAAGGAGTTTGACATCGAGTATGACCCCCAGGTAATTGAGACGGCAAAGGCTAAGGTATTGGAGTGTAGAGAGTATTTAAAAGGAATGGCGGTATGAAAAAGCAGACGGCAGTAGAATGGTTGCATGAGCAACTAACTTCCACATGGTATGATGGAAAGTCTTCCAAGGAAGTATTAGAGATAGCTAAGTACAAGGAGAGAGATCAGATTGCAGAGGCCCACAGAGAAGGTGCTTGGTTCTATGCAGTCAAGACCTATGAAAGCGGACAGAATTACTATGAAGAAACCTACGGAGACAAATGACATCACTAACTCAAGAACAGAAAGACGAGATAGCTAGACTATATAAACTTAAGGTATTAAACAAGAATATAGCTACTATTATGAATATTAGTAAGCATCTAGTAAATAATTATATATACAAGGAGTATCTGTTGACCAATGAGAGAGCAAAGAACACTTGCTCTCACCTGAAGTCTGCGGATCAGGTACTTGAATTATATAAGAAAGGTGTACCATACAAAGAAATTATGTATAGTACTGGTGTAAAATACCATCACTTATGTGATATTCTCAAACTAACCGATGAGAGAAGAGTAAAGTCTCTTAGTATAAAAATAGTTAGACAAATAGAGCGTATGGTAGCGGAAAATTGGAGGACTTGCGACATCGCAAAAGAGCTGAATCTAGACTACAACAGAGTCTCACATTGGGTGAGAAAAGCCAAGAAGGAGGGTGTACACTAGTTTACACTAAGTGTACACCTAAGTGTAAACCAAAATCGGCCTCCATTGGCTCCAATCGCAATAAGTGAACACTTTGAACACTTTTTGGCAAAAATGAAAAAAAATAAATTTTCACCTAGTCAAAAAAAATATATTCTAAAAAAAAGTGTAAACTTGTAAACCTAGGGCAAAAAACGGCCTAAAATCTGCGAATCTAGACAGTATAGGGGGTTTTGGGGGGTTTACACTAGGTGTAAACCAAGTGTAAACTTGTGTACACTTTTTTGCCCAAAAATGCCATTTTTCTATAAACCTTTGTAAAACACGAAAATGAATGTAACGCTAGGAAGAGCAATCAATTTACTGAACTCAGGGTTCAGCGTAATGCCCATATCGGAGGGTAAAAAGCCTCTGATTTTATGGAAGGAGTACCAGACAAAAAAGATAGAAAAGTCAGAATTAGAGAAGCTCGAATCCAAGACAAAAGGGTATGGTATTATAACAGGTTATTATAATGTTGAGTGTATAGATGTAGATTTAAAGGTATTCCCTACTATCCAAGATGGAAAGAAGTTCTGGAGTGAGTTTGTGTCCTTTATATCTGATCATATTGATGACTTTAATAGAAAGTTTGTTATATATAAGACTATAAACTCAGGTTATCATATTATATATAGATGCTCTAAAGTTGAGGGCAACAGAAAGCTTGCAACACTCAAGGGTCATTCTCAAGCCTTAATTGAAACTAGGGGTACAGGAGGATATATATATATCTATGACAACCAAGTATCGGAGATGTCTTATGAGCAAATCCAGGATATTACAGAGGAGGAGAGAGACATTCTGTTTAGCCTATGCAGATACTTCCACTACGATGAAGCCAAGGTGGAAGTCAAGGTGGAAAATACAGAGTATAGCGGATTGACCCCTTGGGAGGATTATAATCAGAGAAACAAGGTCTTGGACTTGATTGCAAATGAGTTTACCGCAGTTAAGCACTTGACCGACCGAATAGTTATAAGAAAAACTAATTCTAAGGATGCCTTGCATGGATTTATATACAAGGATACTGGACTGTGTTATCTCTTCACCACGGCCACAATTTACCCTCATGAGAGCCCTTTGACTCCGTTTAGTATCTATGCTTACAAGTACTTTAATGGGGACTATTCTGCTGCTGCTAAGGAACTCTATAAGGAAGGCTATGGAGAGCGGAAAATTAGAAAGGTAGAGATTGAGAAGATTGAGATCCCCAAAGAAGATTTGATATTTCCGATTGATGTGTTTCCAGAGTCAATACAGAGTTATATTCTGTTAAATCAGAAAACACTTAATCATTCTATTGACTACATGGGGTGTAGCTTACTTTGGCTTCTGTCACTATGCATTGGTAACGCTTGCAAGGTGGAGGTAAAAACAGGATGGAGAGAGTCTTGCAACATTTGGATTGGCTTGATAGGTAAGGCAGGACTTGGAAAGACTCCTAGTATAAATGCCATCATCTTCCCGATTGCTAAGAAGAATAGTTTTGAGATTAAGCACTTTCAGAACGAGTACAAGAAGTACAAGGAATACGAGAAGCTTACTGCAAAGGAAAAGAAGGATGTCGAAGAAGTTAGGGAGCCTGTTAGAAAGCAGTTAATAGTAAATGATATTACTGTTGAAGCCTTGGCGGATTTGCACGAGGAAAACCAGGTAGGCATAGCTGTATTTAAGGATGAGCTAAACGGATGGATTAAAGACATGAACAAGTATAAGCCTGGTTCTGATCTTGAGTTTTGGTTGTCTTGTTGGTCTAACCAAGCAGCGATTCTTACACGGAAGACTGCCAAGAGTAGCTTTGTGGCAAGTCCATTGATTCCTGTGCTTGGTGGTATTCAGCCTGGTATATTCTCTCAGATATCCACAATGGAAAACAAAGACAATGGATTCCTAGATAGATTGCTTGTGAGCTACCCTGATAAGGAGATTGAGCATTATAACAAGAACTCGATTGACCAAGAGATATTAGATTGGTACGAGGCTTACATTAGTCAGTTCTATAACCTAGTGAGAAACCAGGTTTTGCAGTACAATAAGTTTGGAGAGATTGAGAGTAGGATTATTCGATTTGATAGCCAAGCAGATATTGAGTGGGAACGGATATTTAATAACATAACGGATTTGCAGAACTCTGATGACATCTCAGAATATGTAAAGTCGATGTTAAGTAAGCAGAAGGCTTATGTTCCTAGATTTGCTATGCTAATAAATACCTTGACTTCTTTTGAGACAGGCAAGGACTTTGACTTTGTTACTAAGGAATCCTTGCTAAAGGCAGAGAAGTTAAGTAACTACTTTATTGCGATGTCTAAGAAGATTAAGGTCAGTAGCTTAGAGTCTAATGAGCTTAGTGAGATTATTCGTTCGATGAAGAATGAGTCCATAGAAAAGAAAATCGAGATGATTAATAAGACCATTCCTGATTTTAACCGCTCTGAGTTAGCAGAGTTACTGAATGTTAGTAGAACCACTATTTATAAACACTTAAAGAAATGATAATTAACGGAAAAGAGTTAGGGTCATTTGAGATTGTCAGATACTCATTTGAACAAGTAAAAGGAGAGCCAAAGATTTTAATACATCAGATTAAGGCTCTTGATGTCAATGGTGCATACATAAAGTTTGCTAAGCTAGAATCGGTAATGCCTTACCTATGTCAATATCCTATCACATTTAAAAACCTAGAACAATGATTGAAGCACTAGACGAAGTATCAGAAATCCCATTTGAAGTATTTTGGGATAAGTTTATGGAGCAGAGACCTGGGGACTATGATAAGACCTACACCCAAGGAATATGGCTCAAGATGAGAGAAGCAAATAGGGTACTTGCATTTGAATATATGTCTAGATTCGGCACAGACTACAAGACTCCTGTTGCACATTTAGAGGCTTTTGATTTGCCGTTTTAAGATGAGACATGGATCACTATTTAGCGGAATAGGAGGCTTTGATTTAGCCTCCGAATGGATGGGATGGGAGAATGTATTGCATTGTGAGTGGAATGAGTTTGGACAGAAAGTTTTAAATTATTATTGGCCTAAAGCAATATCATATCATGATATCACAAAGACAGATTTCTCTATTCACAGAGGAACAATTGACATCATTACCGGTGGATTCCCATGCCAACCCTATTCAATGGCAGGAAAAAGAAAAGGCAAAGAGGATGAACGCCATTTATGGCCCGAAATGCTTAGAGCAATACGAGAAATTCAACCGACATGGGTCGTGGGCGAAAATGTTCTCGGACTTGTTAATTGGGATGGAGGGTTGGTATTCCACGAGGTGCAAGCTGACTTGGAAGCTCAAGGGTACGAAGTACAACCGTATGTACTTCCAGCTGCAAGCGTCAACGCTCCACACAGAAGGGACAGGGTTTGGTTTGTTGCTTACTCCAAATCTTGTGCAGATAGCAGAAAGTCCAGAAAATTATCAAACGAGGCAAAAGAAGAGAACGGAGGATGGATTGAACCAGGCACCTCACCCAAACAACAAGTACAACTGCCTACTGAGTCAAGTTCTTTATTCGGGTCTGTTAAAAACTCCAACAAAGATGGATGGGGAAGTGAGTTCGGGCAAAAAGAATCCAATATCGGGGAACAGCGGAACTCTTGCTCAAGAGATAATGAGTGGATACCCACCAACAATGAAAAAGTTGGGAATGATACCAACTCCACAAGCAAGGGATTGGAAAGGGGCACAAGGGAGAGCCTACAAGGGACAGGCACAAGATTTACCAAGCACGGTAGCAATGAATATGCTTCCGACTCCAACAGCGAGATGTTGGAATACGGGAACAGAGAAGGAGAGACCTTTAGACGAACCATCAAGAAGAAGCGAACTAAATCATCTAATGGCTCAAGAGAATGGGAAGCCTTCCCAACTGTCTCCCCAATTTGTAATGGAGATGATGGGCTTTCCAACAGATTGGACTCTATTACCTTTCCTAAATGGAGAAACGAATCAATTAAAGCAGGAGGAAACGCAATAGTTCCGCAAGTAGTTTATCAGATATTTAAGGCAATCGAGCAGTACAATCAACTTGATAAGCAACTATCTATATGAAACCACTTGACATTCTAAAACAACTCAAGCAAGAGTCGATGCTAGAATCTTATCCTAATGTACCTAAGTATGCCATATCAGCACCGAAGTACGAGGATAAGACCGCCAATGGACTAACCAAGTGCGTCAAGGAGTTCCTAGAGCTTAGCGGATACCAGGCAGAGCGAATCAACACAATGGGTAGGCCTATTGACAACCGAAAGCAAGTCACCGATGTCATAGGCAGAACCAAGACCATCGGCTCAATGACCTGGGGCAAGTCAACTGCAACCAAAGGATCAGCCGACATATCAGCTACAATCCTTGGAAGGTCGGTAAAGATAGAGGTAAAGATAGGCAGAGATAGGCAGTCAGAGCATCAGAAAGTCTACCAAGAGGCAATAGAAAAGTCAGGAGGTCAGTACTGGATAGTTAAAAACTTTGATGACTTCTATGAAAAATATCAGAATTTTCTTGAATCCAATAAATCAATAACTTAATATTACAAGACAAACCAAAAACAATTAAAAAAAATGGCAAATTTATCAGAAATCTTCCTAAAGCAGGAAACACTAGAAACCCTACTTAGCACAGTTAAGGCAAAGGGTCTTAAAGGAGTATCATTGACCATCTCTATGAGCGATGAGGCGAACGATTACGGACAGAATGTTCAATCCTATGTGTCTCAGACAAAAGAGGACAGAGAGGCTAAAAAGCAGAAGTTCTGGACAGGATCAGGCAAAGTATTTTGGTCTGATGGTAAACCAGCGATGGTGGTAGAGAAAAAGCAAGCACATCAATCTAAACCTCAGTATGCCGAGAAAGAAAGTTCACTCCCCTTCTGATTTTATTCTGAAGCGTAGGTTTATCAATAAGTTCAACGAATTCACAGAGTGGCAAGACATCGGATATGGAGAGTTTCTCTCCATTGAAGATGTTCAAGAGAAAATAAAGCTGCTGATTCAGAACTATAAGAATAAACACATGGAGGTACACTTTGAAATGAACGGCAAACTCTTAGACTTTAATGGAAATGAAATATCACATCCTATTAAATTTACACCGAAATGAAAAGGCATCTTTGGCAGTTACTTAAATTCATAAATGTAGCCTGGGGTTTTATGACCTGCCTATATTTAATTTCTAAGTCTCTTGGGATGTTTGCATTGGTACTTGCTATTTTCGTCACTTACTTAAACATCTTGATTGATGAAATACTCAAAGGAACAGATTAAAAGAGCGGTACGATCATGCGTATTCTGTGAGCGAAACGGAATTAAGGCTGACCCCGACATGGAAGACCATCCTGAAGCAGGAGAGATATTGTTCAACCACTTCATGGGAATGGTAGAGCCTAGGCTTACAGAACTGCTAGAGAATCCTAGATATGTTATCAAGCTTCAATTAATTACTAGACACTTACACCACAATTACAGATAATGATTAAATATAAATACGAAGAGTTGGACTTTTATGTCGATTCAGAAACAGGAAACTTGGTTATTGACTATAAAGAAAATATAGCCGAAATAGAAAACCATGTAGCTATTGAACTTATTGAAATATTAAGACAAAAGCTTTATCTACACAAGGAACAGAAAGAAAATGTAATTAAACGATTCTTTAAATAAGATGGAAGAAGCTCAAGTACTCAATCCCTTTGGATACCTATCTGCGACCAAGGTACTCGATGAAAACCGCAAACCTAGTGAGTGGTGGATTGAGTACCTGGAGTTTAACGAATTAGTTGCTGAAAACGAGTTCTATGTTCTATTTGGAGATGGCTTACTGATTAAGAAAGGAAGGTCTAAGTTTAGGACTAGCCAATATCTAAAAGGAGATAGGTTTATCTCGTTCAAGCAATACTATGATAAAGAAAAGCTACTTAAAGAAGACATCAATTATAATTTTGTCTCTGTTGCTCACGACCTGTTTAGTTAAATGGTGGATTGAGTTTTTAAAGATACACGCATGACACCTCCATTTGCAATCCAGGTAGAAGAAGTTCTTGAGCAGATTCAGAAAATGCTTATCGACAAGAATCGTAAGTATGGTAACTCTGCATTAGAGCCTCTAGGAGTATTTAGTCAGTTGTCCGCAAAAGAAGGACTACTGATCCGCATCGATGACAAGCTAAAGAGAATCAAGAACGGAAGCTTAGAGAAAGATGATGAGGATGTGGTAAATGACTTGATTGGTTACCTAGTTCTGCTAAAAATTAGTAATAATGAGCCCTGATATCGCAAAATGCCTGGGGACAGGTTGTCCCTACAAAGAAACTTGTTACCGCTATACTGCAAAGCCTAGCGATTGGCAAAGTTATTTTTCAGAACCTCCAATTAAAGATGGCAAATGCGATATGTATTGGGGAGACAATGCAGAGGCTATTTTTAACCATCTCAAGGATATTGTCAAGCCTAAATAAGTAATTCGGAAAATATCCGAATTGTATAATAAATAATGACCCAAGAGCAGATCCAACGGTATGCTACTTGGGTACTTATAAGTTCACAGATTGGGAACTTTTGTTAACCTTTAGAATAACTTTTTACTCACTCCAATCTGATGTATCTTCTGCAATGGTTGGTACTGATACTCGAACAAATACTTGTTGTCCAAGTAGGAAACTTTTCCGCTAGGCTGCATTAAAGAATTGATGCCTGCACCTAGGTAAATTCCTTTCGGTTTTTCAATAATTGTCTCGGTTTTTGTCTCCGTAATCGTGTTGGTTACCACAGGTATCTTATAGTCGTTCGTAGCGGTCATTTTAAGCACTTCTCCGAGGACTTCTCCGCTTAGATATGTATTACCATATTCGAAAGGTATAGTGGTCTTAAACAGGCTAATTTGTGGCTTAAAATCGATTAGGATTGTATCCCTTAAAACTTCGGTTTTTATCTTGGTTTTAGGGATGTAAACTGTCTCCAATTTGTCGACAAACAAAGTGTCCGTTTTTGTCACGGTTTCAAACTTGTAGACAGTCTCCTGCTCATGTCTAGGGTAGACTACGAAAGTTAAAATTACCCCTGCAAGAAAAGCAAAAATAGCTATTCTAATTCTTTGATCCTCCATTGGTGTATTGAAAATAACATACAGCAGCTCTTTGTTTACTTTCAGGGAACTCTCGTTCCATAATTGGGTCGACAATGCATCGTGAGATAAACTCACTCTGTGTCTCGGCAGGCTTTGGCTTAGGTAGTGGCATTATTGTTCGATAAATAGGTTGTCTTCTTCAAGTATCTTTCTTAATTCCTTACGGCAAAAATCATAAGCTTTATAAGTATCTTCAGATAATTCCTTGTATTTCATTTCAGACCTAAGAAGCTGGTCCAACTCCCAATGGGCAATTTTATATTTATGTCCGTTTATTGCCGCATGGAAATCGTTATTCTCCTCAGGCAAATCAAATTCTAATATTGCTTTCATAGCGGAAATTTATGTGAATCTACTAATAGTTCATAATTATCTGACCCATCTTTTACATACCTTCTGCCATGCAAGGTCAAAATTCTGCCTCCAACTGGCTTAACTGGTGCCCCTCTTTCTATATGCCATCCCTGACTACCATCTCCATACTCTTCCTTGTATGTACCTGTAATAGCTAGGTGAATCTGCTTTTGCTGTAGTTCATAAATCCGCTTTCCTTTGTTATACTGAAGGGTATCTCTAACATCATTTCTACTTGAGTTCTCATGGATGTGACCCATCACAAAGATGTCCATGTTTTCATACATCTCTAATGATCTTGTTAAGTTAATGGCACCACGTGTAACAATTCCTCCTAAACCGATTCCGTGATGGTACTTCAAATTTTTTGTCATTGAAGTGCTAGGTCTTAAATCATATTTAAGAACTATCCACCCACCATATCCACCCACATATACATTGCTTTTATTCTTGTAGTTAAATAGGTCTACAAATCTTTGAAGGATGTCAGTTTCAGAATACTTAATTATAGAAGTTTCATGGTTGCCATATCCAATAACAGTTAATATTGAAGCATAAGGAGACCACCACTCTACCGCAGTTTCTACTATGCTATCCAAGTACTTTGAGTTATTATGCTCTGGCCTTATGTCTGACTTATTGTTTCTGCGATCCATACGGCCCTGCATGCAGCAAAAAAAATCCCCATTAATAAAAATAGGGATATTCTGCTCAAGGCAATAGTCAAGATGTCTCTTTAACATTTCACGATCACACTTAGGATTATCCCAGTGAATAT